ATTATTGGTCACAGCTCCAACAGAGTTGGCCTGAACCTGAGCGGGCTGAAGTTCTGCGATGCCGGGCATAAAATTAGTATTGTGAGCGGAGTTCTCCCGCGAACTGTGGAAGGGTTCCCTGCTGGCCTCCGAGACCGAGCGACCCCGCGCCGCCTCCCGCGCCGCCGTAGGCACCGAGAGCGCCCGAGACGAACTGTCCGCCGGCCTTGATGTAGGCCGCGTTTGCTTCACCAGCGGCCAGAGCTTTCTGCGCCTTCACTTGGCCTTGTTGACCGCGGATTTTCAGCAGCGTGTTACCGCGATTGATTTGCAGGTTCGCCGCTTCCGCGCCCGTGAGACCACCCTGTGGGAGAGTGGCGTCACCAACACCGAAGTTGCCCGCAGCAATCTGGCGCTGCGTCTGCTCGCTTTGACTGATGGTCGGGAAAATGGATGACAAGATTTTCGCACGAGACTCCTGCAGGCCAGCCGCGGTCTGCGCCAAGTTCTGCGCTTCCTGATTCCGCTGCGCCTCGAGGGCCACGCCTGCGCTGCCGAGAGCCTGATACAATTTTCCGCCGATGGTGCTCGCCGTGGGCTTCAAGCCCGCTTGCGCGCCCTGGCTCACGCCCGCGCGGACCAGCTCCGCCTGAAACTCTGGGGGCAGTGTTGCACCCTGCGCCAATTTCGCCTGCGCCTTGCTGATAATTTGGTCCTTGAGCTGTTCGAGCCCTTGGTTGGGCTGGATGTTCTCCGTGAAAAGCTGCTTGGCAACCTGGACAGACTCGCGGCTCGCGCCGGGCTTCTGCGCCTCTTCCAAGAGCTGTTGCTTGCCGAGCTTGCGCAGCTCCGCCAACTCCGGGTCGATTTCCTCCTGCATCCGAATGCGCTCTTTGGCTCGCGCGCGTTCAGCGTCCACGGCTTGCTGATTGACACGGCTATAGCTGAGTTCCTCTCCGAGGATTTTCTTCTGGCCCTTGAGCGCAGTGCTCTGCGCCTTCGCGGCCTTGTCGGCCGCGTGTTTCTTAGCGGCTGCAGCGCCCGCGGCTGAGGCCGCAGCGACACCCGCAACCACGATGGAAGTGATGACTGCCACTTAAATACCCATCCCTTCTTTTACATGGCGTGCCCTGTGACAATTCGCACAGAGACAAACGCACTTTTCAATCTCTTTCATTGTGTCTTCCCAAGACCTCTTGTGGAGGTTGTGTCCCACAGCAAACTCTTTTTGCCCCGTGTGATGAAACTCATAGGCCTCCGCTGGAAGACCCATAACCCCGCAATCGTAGCAACCTCGCTCAGCCTTAAGGAAGGCAAGACGAGCTTTGTTTTCCCGCCTTCGTTCTTCATCTCGTTTCCTGTAGGCTTGGACTTTCTCTGGGTTGTTTTTAATCCACTGTCTTTGATATTCCAAAGTCACGCTCATAGTTCTTTTTTGTAAGTCTGTTCCAGAGCCTTATACCCTCTGTTCTCATACAGGCGTTGTAGTCCGGCTCCCATGTGCATGAAGTGAACCATGACAACCTGCGCGCAACCCTTCGCCTTGGCGTCCATTTCGAACTGGTCCAGCAACTGGAGGCCCACGCCGCTCTTGCGATGCTCGGGCAGCACATACCAGAAGTGCTCCGCCGCGGTCAGCTCGCCAGAAAAAGGGTCTTGCAGGAACGTGGCTCCCAGCAACGCAACTGCGCGGAAGTTCTGCGGCTCGGTTTCGTATTCCACCAGCGCATAGATTTTTCCCAGCCCACTCTCGAGCAGGCTCTGCCAGAGCTGCGAGAACACGTCGTCGCGAAAGGGTTTGCGCCCCGCTTCCTGAGAGAAGGCGTGACCAATCGGGAACGTGAGGTTCAGGTTGCTGGCGTTGAGTTCGATGAGATTCATTCTACTCCAAAAAACCCAACGGCGACGAGGCGCGCGGCTGACGCACCCTCGCCCCAGCCCTCGAGCGGCCAACGGCTGTGAAATTGTTTCGTCGGATAGACAATCATCCGGTTAAACTTCATGTCTACGAGATGGATTTGCTCCCACTTCGTCAGGTCGTCGTGGTTGGCCAGAATTTCTTCTGCAAATCGGACAGGCGACTTGCCCATGCGCTTAATATCGGAGATGTCGGGGAAGGAGTGCCAGCCGTATTTGCGGTAGCGCCAAAAAGCGGTGCCGCCTCGACACTGCTCGGGTGCGTTGAGGTAGAGCACGAAGGCGTATGGGGAGTGGGCGATGTCCGCGTGGATGCGATGGTTGTCTCCCGTCGGATTAAGCCTAAGGAAGCAATGGTCAATAGACACGCGTCGACCAAGTCGTCGGGACATTTCGGGTTCGAATTCATCAGATGGAAAGACGTGGACGTTTGGATACTTTTCGCCGTCGGGGCCGCGGATTGAATAATAGCGGCGTGACAGCGCATCAAGACGAAAGGCCTCCGGGTCTACAAGAAAATTATCAAGGACTTGAACCTGAATCTGGTTCACGAGAGACTCCGTTGTTTCGTTGTTCTAATCCTATGGCAGCAGGCGCAGACCAGTTGACATTTGTCTATCTCCTCGATGATTTCATCGGCCGGCCTCGAATTAGACAGTGCCCACGAAACCTCAAACCGCTTTTTCGATTGGTCAATGTGGTCCCAGTCCATGCACTCCGGCGGAAACATTCCTCCGCAGTCATAACACGGGCGACCGACTTTAAGCAGAGAAAATTTGGCTCGGAGAGCCTTTCTAGCGGCAGCATTCGAGGCGTTCTTCTTTTCCCTCCCAGGACCCTTGTTATACAACGAAGAGGCGGCTTTTCGCGCCTCTCGATTCTGGTAATAATATTCCCGGTCGTAGGCTTTCTTTTGCTCAGCGGTTCTCATGTTTTGACCAGGGCCCACAGCCAGACGGTCGGCTGGACGTTGTTGTGCGGAGTCGCCACGCCAGTGAAGTCTTCCCACTCGGTGAGCGAGAGCTGCCGGCTGGTGATGAGCATGGTTCCGGTCGGGCCGGTTCCCATCGTTCCGTTCTTGGTCCCGTTGGACCCGCCGTCGCCGTTCACCTCGAAATAATTCGGAGGGACAACCGGAGGAATCGGGATGGTGTCGGAATCGTTGACGCGATGGACCTGAATCGTGTTGCCGCTATTGAGCGCGGTGGCGTGACCAATCAAGTGCGTGTGCTGCTCAATCTGAGCCGAGGTCAGCGTGACCTCTTCCGCTCCGTCCTGGTCTCCTGCATCCCGAGGGGTGATGCCGGAGTCGGTGGCGAAAACGCTGGTGCCGCCGACGTTGTTGTCCTGCGTGGCTACCGCAAAGATTTTTCCGCGCAGACTCTGGTCATCCTGGCCGACGTATTGCCAGCCAGGGTTGAACTCCAACGCGTCCGCAAGGATTGCTTGCGCCACGAACTTGATGTCACCGGGGCTACCGGAAACTGTGCGCCATGCGCCGCGTTCCCAGTGGATGAGGACGTTGATGTCCGTGTCCCAGAACTGCTCGAGGTCCACGGGGTTCGTGGGGCGCGCAGCAGTGGGCCCACTCGGAGGCGGGTTGACCAACGCGCGCCACTCGGTGCCGTCCCAGCCATACCAGCCGATGGCGCGGGTTTCGAAGGTGCGAAGCCAGAGTGTCGGGTCCGTGGGTTGAGGCGTGCCGGGGTTGTCGGGCCCAACGACGAAAAGGTTCAGAGACGCGCTGATATCCAGGGGGACGTAGCGGCCTTGGTTGATGTCATAAACCCACCATTGCGTGCCACCCTTGAGCCAGGGACCGACGTTCGAGCTGGGCTCGGCGTCACCAACGACGAAAAAGCTCGTGCCCTGTGGGCTTTGGATTTCGCACCGTTCAACCATCGCTTCGAAGAATTCTTGCGGATTGCCACTGAAGTCCGGGGGCAGTTGCGCCGCCACAATTACGAGATTTGTCTTGAAAAGTGACATCTTAAATTCTTTCCTTTGCTCGATGGGCTTGACTCATCTTGGCTCGAGACTCAGGCGAAGCTTTGCGACCCAGATTTCGTTGGTTACCCATGAGTGAAGCAGAGATTTTCTTTTTGTGTTCTTCTGACAGCTTCCTGCCGGATTGGGCCGCCCGCATTTTTTCTATGGTCTCTGGCGAATGCCAAGGCCCCGAATTTTTACGACGCGAGCTGATAATTTTTTGTCGATGTTCCGCGGAGAACTTTTTTCCCCGTAACCCCGAGCTAATTTTTTTCCGGGTTTCCTCAGAGAGTTTAGAACCCTTCGTTTTACCTTCTCCCCCCTCTGCTAGGTTTAATAGACGGACCCCGACAGCTCGATAAACCCTGATGTATTCCCGCTCCCAGAACTCCCATTGGGTGACCGGGACCTCATCAAGCAGGTCCATGTGCGGGGTCAACCCTTGTGCCAAAAGAGAACGAACCCAACAAGACACTGGGGCCCTCTTCTTCTGGCTCAGATGCTTTTTGAACCTGTCGAACGGGTCGTCAGACTTCCCCACATACCGGGTTTCCCCGGTTCGAGGGTCTTTGAGCTCATACAAAAAGGTCGTGTCAGGCACAGGTAAAGAGTCTGCGACAGTAGGTCTTTGTCAACTCACTGTTGCAGAGACAATAGGGCTAGGAAAGGTCTCTCCAAAGTCAGGTTCTATGGCGGTGACCTTAAAAAAATACTCCCCCGGGGCAAGTCCCGTGTCCACAAAGGAACTCTCGCCCAAATTGCTGGTCAGCAAGACAAAAGGCCCCTCGGGGTTTGTGGCCCGATAAACTGCATAGGCGAAGGCATAGCTAAGCCCAGGCCAACTCAGGGAAACCTCGGTGCCAATGGCGATTGCCTCGAGGCTGTCAGGGCCGGCCTTCCGGGTCACGGGCTCGATGGCGATGTTGGCCTCTGAGGACTGCCCCGACCCGCTCAGCGGAACAGGAAGCTCGCAGATTCCGGGGCTCTTGTAAAAGAGGGAAACGGCCCGGCGGGTGACTGGACGGAGTGCTTGAAGATTATTCATTGGACTCGTTGGCTGCCGCCCCAAGGCTGACGACCAGGGGCAGGTCGGCCTCGATTTTATGAGAGGCTTTCCGCTCGGCCACGCGGAGAGCGATTTTGTCGGCATCGTCCTGCGAAATGATGCTCCTTCCTTCGCCGGCAGCGACCTCGGTGAACCCTTGATTGGTCACGGAAGTTGAGCGCAGCGAGGTGAACTCGAGAATGTCGTGAGACAACGCCTCCTGTGCCTCCGCGGTGCTCACGGAGGACTCGGCAGCAGCACCGTCGAAGCGGACCACGTTGCTCTCGGACTCGTTCTCGCAAGAGTCAGTCCGAAGCAGGTTGTCCCGAGAGACGGGGGGCTCATAGACGATACGGACGGCATCGACAGCGCACGGGCCGCTGCCAGCCACCAAAATCTGAAAGGCTTCGTCGAAGAATTCCGCCCACGGGGACTCAACGCCGCAGGAACTTTCGGTCTGGTTCTCGATGAGGTCCTTGGCGTCCTCGGTGCGAATCATTCGCGACTGCTTTTTGAACGCGAAGATTTTCGTGTTCATGTCGATGACCATCTCGGGGCGAAAACAGCCCTCGGTGGCCCGCAGCCGCTGTGTGAAGACCTTTTTGTATTTGCCGCGTCGCGCGCCGGCCCAGAAAACGCCGATGTCCACGTCCCCGACCATCTCGGAGAGCTGAATGTCCGCGTAGCGGAAAGATTTTCGCGTGAGCACCGCACCGGGCGGGCCGAAGTAGCCGCGGGTTTCGAACCACCAGGAAATCGGGCAGCCCTCGTCGCGACGGTCGGGCCAAAAGGCCTCCCACAAACGGTTCACGCCGTCATAATCGGGCGAGATATAGAACACGCGTTGCTTTCCGTGAAACTCTGCGGTGACCCACTCCACGGGG